CATAAAAGTATGTGCCATAGCTAGGATTGATTGTGTTGTTGTTAACTGTTGCGGTTGTTCTTGCTCTGTTACCATTTATTCTTAAACTATATTGATTCTCTGCACGATACCCCTGCACATATGCAACACCTGGTCCCACAGTAAGAACGTATTGATTGTTACCGCCAGGAACATTATTTGCGTATGCGTCAATCTTAAAGTTTTTAACTATGTAATCACCATTAGTTTCATAAGTTCTTTTGGCAAAATAGTCATCGATAGCTGAATAAGATGTGCCATTGACTTGACGTACAATTGTACCATTTTCAACACGTACAAGTTCGATAAAGTTCTGATCGTTGATCGTTGAGTCGGTCAAAGATTTTGTGGTTAGATCAAGATCGATTGTGTAACGATCTGCACCTGGGGCTTGATAGTTCGTAGCACCAACAGCAGGGTCCAACAATGAAGAATCTGTAACATAGTCGCTGACATATTCAGAAATATCAAGACCAACACGAACATTTGGTGTATTGGTATATTTGCCAATAATAATTGTTTGTGGCTGTACTGTTACGAAATTACCTATGCTGTAACGAGAGAAAGTTCCGTCAGGATTTTGTACCGATGAAAAGTTATATCCATTAACAACATAAAATACGCCATTAGCAATCGATCCAACTGAAGCGTTTCCAACTGCATCTGATGCTACGGCTTGTGCCACTGCTGATGATGTTTGTGAAAATACGTTTGAAGAATTTGCGAACTCTGAACCTGAAAAATATGTTACAACTAGAGTTGGGGGATCTCCGCCTTCAACACCTTCTTCAGTTGCAAGAACCTGTGCTAAAACTGTTCCAGTATCGTCCGTAATAACTTGATTGGCAAAATCCGATGCAACAACGTCAACTTCATTAAAACTTGGGTTCAGCTTAATGTATCTTACTTTGGTGTTGATTGTTACATCACCACCCTTGATTGGAGTATTCTGGTTAAAAAAGTGGTCAGCAAAGTTACTGATTTGATTTTGAAGAATGGTTTGAGACTGTGTAAGTTCTCTTGCTTGAACGGCACGCCCAGGTCTAAAAAGTATACGATGATAATTTTTATTAGGATCAAAATCGTCGTAGTATGGGTCAACGTTGAAGTTAAGCATTTCTGTCCTTTAATATCCTAAAACCAATTTAAACTGTTCAGAACCGTCTGGGTTTCTTTGAACTGCTTCTCTATTTTCCAGATATATTAAATTACCTGAGAAGGGTACAAAAGAAGGAGTTTGTTTTTGTAGTACAAGTCTGGCCGTCTTTGTTGTATTACCGTAAATAATAGCGTTTGTATTTGCTGTACCTAAAGTATTTATCAGCTTTAAGGTGTTAGTTGTTGAGTCAAAGCTTAAAACTGTTGCAGAAAATGTAGCTTCATTTAAATCGTCAACTGTAGGTGCTTGGAAAACAACTTCGTCAGGAACGAATGAACCGAAACCACCCGACAAAACTAAATCGGTAGTTGTTTTATACACTTCAGCGTTAGCGACTCCGTAAGATGAAGCTCCGAAGTATGAGTATGGATTAACCAAAATGCCTATTTGTCTATAATCGATATCTGTAGGAAGATTTCCACTTTCGTTTCGATTGAAAGTGGCTGTTACCATAACATGTCTTGCGCCGAGTTCGGTAACAGGATCGAATCCGTGCCCACCCACAGGGGAAACATATGCGACAGCCGTTGCTCCTGAACCTTGAGCAGAACTGATCGTAACGTTAGCAAAAGTATAATTAGTGCCTGTATTTGCAACAGTTATATCTGTGATTGATCCGGATGAAATGATGGTGTTCGCTGTCGCAAGCTGCCCGTCTCCGGTTATTGTAATTGTTACTGGAGCATTTGCGGTATCATAGTTTGATCCACCATTTGTAACGTTAATTACTTCTATATCACCATAGCCGGCAAAAGTTTCAAGAGGATTTGGTATTCTTGTTCCAATAGGAACAGGAATCCATGCGCTATCCATGAATTTAAGTTTTGTACCCGAGGTTATCGTGTACATATATTTCCATTTATAATCATCTGCACCTTGGAATATTTGATTTGCATTAAAAGTTCCAGGTTCGAAGTAAGGCTCTACAGTAGACTGACCACCATTGTTATTCCAAAGACATTTAAAAACTTGGTCAAAACGATTTCTAATATAGAATCTTCTAAGTAAAGTTCCATTTATATCAAGAGCAAACATATCAATATCATCACGATAGTAATCATATATTTCACCTGTATTCCAATCTATTCTTTCGATGACCGGAGAGATATCATTCGTAGTTATTTTCTTGGCAACGAACATGTTTTTGAATACAGTGTTTAAATACTTTTGAGTTTGTTCTGGTGCAGGAGGATCTTGTTCGTCAGGCCATGGTAGAACTCTAGAAAGAAAACAATATAAAGTTCCAACAACTCTACCTGTCACCGGAATTGTTGCGGTCGGAGAATAGTAAACTAAACCCGTATGAAATCTGCCACTATATGATGTTAAAATGCCTGTGTTAGCTGCCATTTTTTAAAATCCTATCATGCGTTTTGAATTGCCACGAAAGTATTTGCATTATCATTATTAATACTGAAATATCTTAGATATGCTGAACTAGTTGCAGCCAATGTGACTGTGGTTGAATTGATTGTAGAATTTTCAGCAGAACAACCATGAGTGACAGTTCTGTTAACTCCCGAAGTGTTTAAAATCCAAACCTCGACAACTTTACCGGGTACATAATTCGAAAGAGTAATAGTACAATCGGCTGCAATGTTTGCTTTAATTAATGATGTTGTAGCGAAATTAATCGTAAATGCAGTTTGTGACCCTGCTAATATTGTTGGTACATAAATGAAACCTTTATCTGGCTGAATTGTTCCTGTAAACTCAATCGTATCCGCATTAAATGATGCAATCGGATTTACTGTATTTGAACCATTAGGTACATTATAGAAAACTATTTTTGATCCTCTAGCAGAATCGGTGTAATTTTCTGTTGCAACAATATCAATACGAGCAACACCAAGAGGTGCAAAACCAGTCGAACCCCAACCATTGCCGGCTAGTCTCATCAGAACATCATTGTTTTGTGTAGCTGTTGGTGAAACAACAGTACCCCGAGCAGTTCTTCCTGCAATAATACCATATGCAGAACCATCAGTGCTAAATGAATCGAAAATAATTCTTGAAGGAGTGTTTGCTTTACCGGTAATATGTAACATCGTACCGGATTGAGATGGTGTTTGAACTGTTGATGTTGCTCTGATTGTCATTGCTGCTTCAGTGGTACCAAAATTAGAATTTGCAAGAGTGAATGTGCCATTTACAAATCCATCACCTGAAATATAAAAATCTCCAGCAGTTAATACTCCATTAGTATTTGCAATCGCATTATTAGCTTTATCAAATGCTGCTTGAGCAAAGGTATTAACTGTAGCAATGTTAGAGGTAATTCTTGTGTTGATTACAGAGTTAGCTGACACTGCATTTGCTGTAATTTCACCTCTTAGTGTTGCGACATTCGCACTTATTCTAGTATTAATAACTGAATTGGCTGAAGTCGCATTGGCGGATACAACAGAATCTATGCCTTTTGAAAATATACCGGACGTCGTGATTGTACCAACTATATTATCAGTTTCCATTCCACCAACAACAAAGTTAACTTTACCTTGACTGTTGGTTGTACCGATAATTAAATTACCTTTACCCGCACCTGAACTTCTAACATAAAGATAACCATCACGTTCTTTTGTTGCAGAATATTCGAGGTCTGAATATGTTGAGCCATTGATACCCAAATCGATGTAATGATCTACGTCTGAACCATCATTAGCTGTTACAACGAAATCACCGGAACCATCTCCATCATTGTTTCTTAATGTTACTTGTAAATATTCGGCAGAATTACCGGTGAATTGCCCAACAGCATTAGAAAGAAAAATATCATTATTGCCAACACGGAGATTATTATTTGAATATAATCCATTGGCCAATGTCGTTACTGTAATTTTACCTGTTATATTTGTTGGTATATCAACACCAACTAAAACAGTGTTAGCAGTATTCGCATTAATTATGTTAATTTGCGGCAAATCTGTAATTTTTACTGTTGACATTTTTTATCCTAGGATTAAAATTCTTCCGTCTTGCGTTACAATATTTCTTTCATCTTGTGTCATTAACTCCGGGTAATAAACAGTACCCAAGGAGTCATAAATTTTTACATCAAGAGAATTAATATTTCTTCCAATTGAAACATTCGCTGTGTTTGAACTGAAAGGTATTGTTGTGTTTGCAAATATAACTCCATTTGCATATGAAACATAGGTCACCGTACCATGAAATTCATTACTTGCATTTACAACTCGAATTCTATCACCAATAAAGACTATATCTAGTAATTTATTTTCACTATTACTATACTGCCCATTATTAATAACATCATATTGGTTAGTAATTGTTCTTATATTTATTCTATCATTGGATGTGGTAACATTTGCTGTTGCAACGTTTACGAACGATGTAAAAACATTGTCTCTGATAACTATTGTATTGCTTGTTGAGTCTATCACTTGAATAATTTCTGAGAATACATTTGGCCCATACTGAGAATTCAGAGAAATCATCATTGTTGTTTGTGCAATGGCTTCGATGTTTGCACCAACAAGATTATACAAATTAATAATATTATTACTTGGGTATTCAAACGTGGTATAAATAGCAGCATTTGATCCAGGATCACCGGTATAACCACCCAACGTTCTTGAATTTGATTGAAAGGTTTCTCTGTGTACAGTTATTTGTTTCTGGGCTTTTAGTGCATTTATTGGTATAACTTTTGTACCAGAGGGATGCAATAGCTGATATAGAACTTCTTTATATGCTTCAAATGATTTTTCAACAGTTAACCTGTAAGTAAAACTGTTATAGTCTTCGTCTTCCAAAACTTGAAATGAACTTGGAAATCCATCATCATTCAAATATTGCCCTTGCCCAATAATCAAGCCATTTAAAAACTTTGCTGTAGCTTGAGCAGCACCGTTACCATATGTTCTTATACCGTTTTTAAACAAGAAATTACCACTGGCATCTAGAGTATTATAAGTAGTATCTAAATCTAGATATAAATTTGCGCCTGTTGTTCTATCTGTAACTTTTAGCTGCAAATCTGTTTTAGTATTTGACGTATAATTATATGTTCTAATAATGTATTTTGAATCTAAATTGTTAATAACATTTGCTTCAAGGAGATTAATGGAATCGACTGATGCTTTGAACACGGCTGTATTTAAACTTGTGCCCTGATAAATCAATTCTCCACTTTTCACAACGTCAGATGAGTCCACATTTTTTACCACTAAATCTCTGACACGTAGAGATACATTAGGTGCAGAGATATAATCTTCACCAAAGTTTTCTATGACAAAGGAAGTTATTGCGCCAATACCACGCTCATCGTCTGTCACAGAAAATTCTGCACCCTCACCAAGTATGGTGGTAACTATTAGATTTGCTCCCGTGCCTGAAGCTGTATTAACAGAAAGAGTTGGTAGAGAATCTAATCTATAACCTAATCCGCCTTTGGGTGTAGTTATGACTGTTGAAACATCATTTGAATACTCATATGTTGCAGAAACAATTGAACCGGAAGTGTTAACAGTAATGATAGCATTTGCACCTACGCCACCAGCACCGTTGGTAAATTCTATTATTTCACCGTTAGCATAGTTTATTCCAGGTGTTACAATTGTTATTGGGCCTAGAATACCTAAGGCTCCTAAATTTCCTTTAATTGGGTTTGTTGTTGAAGGATCTAGCGTATCATAAATTGATATTGCGGAAACTGCCGGTAATGAGGTATAACCTCCGCCGCCGTTATTTAAAATCACCGAATCTATTGCGTATGTTGAAAATGCAACAAAAGATAATGCGTTTGCTAAAGTTGCGTTAACATCTGCTGTAGTATTTGCAGGTAATGCAGAATAGACACCACCTATTGTCATATTTTGTACGCTGATACTTAAATAGTCTGACGGTATAAAATTAACATTTATTTCTGTTCCGGGATCAACTGATGAAACATTTGCTATAGCACCCGAGCCACCACCTCCAACGAATCTTATAATAGTATTTGGATCCGCCCTATAACCATAAGAACCGTCTATCACTTCTATACTACGAAGTGAACCTGCCGTAGTTTCGTTAACAAATGCTTTAGCGCCTATGCCTGATGGTGAGTTTAAACCACCATAGAAAATAACAGGATCACCTGAATATGTGCTTGATCTTCCTACATACAATCTTCCTCTTTTTTGAGGATTAATATCAACGGAAGATATTGTACCTAATATTTTTGCCTGAAGTTGTTCTGCACCTGTTATTGTAGATTCGACTATTTTACCATCTTTGAAATATATCGGTTGATTATTGTTATCAACAACTTTGACATCTTCGCCTGATTGAAATAATCTTTGTATGTTTGAAATATAAACTTCAATTCTATTACCTACTGCAATTGCTCTCTCTATTGTTGCTATAGATTTTGAAGTTATACCGAAAATTCTTAAGTTGTTTGTTGATAACCAATTTTCATTGTTTGTGTCTAATCTTAAACTTTTAGAAACATACCATTTACCATCAGAAGACTTAAGTACGGCATCTCTAGTTAAGAATATTTCAGCATCAGAATTATACAATGCTCTGAACAGAAATTGATAAGATGCGGGAGTGCCTTTGTGTGTATAAAGTTGACGAGCTATTTTTGTCAACTTAGCCTTATCTGTTAATGCATCTTTTGGAAAATTAGGTAAAAAATCATTAATAAAATAGTCTATGAATTTGTTAAAGCTCTCACCTGGTTTTACAAAATCTATATTGGAATAATTTAATAAATTCTGTGTCGAATAAATTGCCCCTTCTTTTCCTAATCCAATATTGCTTTGTTCCATCCATTCATAATAAGCTTGAATGAATGAAACGAATGTCTCATACTCTGTCGTGCTTCTAATAAATTCCGGTAATTCGGAAGCTACACGTAGAGAAGTTTTTTTGGCAAAATCTGTAGTCATTGTTTATTGTGCATTGACTGTTACTGTTACAGAATCCGGGTCAAATTCATCAATTGCCACTATTTTATTATAGGTCGAAGAGACTATTGTTGAATCTGGAACCACAGATATTATAAATTGGCCCAATGCATTATTGATTGCAAAAGGAGCAAAATCCGTGAGGGTTATAATGCCTTTTTCATAATCAATTGTGCCTGCATTGGGATTTAAAATAACTTTCACATTATTAGAATTGTAATAATATGTTCTCAATGTACCAATTGATCCTTCCAAAATAGGTACTGCGTATGCAAAGCCGCCTGATGTATCACCTACACCTGGGGTTATTGTTACTGTTGCTTGAGTGTAGTTTGCACCAGGTGTAGAAACTACAATATTTACAACCCGCCCTCCCGTTAAGACGGCATATGCGGTTGCACCGGAACCGTCACCTGTTATGGTAACAATTGGTGTTCTTATGTAACCAAATCCCTGGTTTACGATATTGATTGTTTCAATACCATTTGTAATTGCAGGTACTTCTTCAAAGAAAACACCAGTTCTAATTAAATTGTTTGAGCTTGTATCTCTGATACTTACATCGGGGGTGGAGTATATACCAGCATTAAAATAATTTCTTTTTAACTTAGTGCCAAAGTCTAATTTATATGTTGTCGAACTGTTCAATGTTGGGAAAATTTTCTTTTGAAGCCTTAATGTTGTTTCGTTTGTTATGATTGATGAATCAGTTGTTTGTATGTTTGTGATTAATTCGGGCAATTTGAATGTTGAATTAAAAGTATTTAAAGTATTTTTACCAAAATTAATGATTGAATTTCTGACCGCAGTTTGTAATTGCCCAGAGGTTAGTGTAGTTTTTCTTGGATCATATAGTACCGTCGTATTCAATTTAACGTAATTATAGTCTGGATCTACAACTTGTGGATTAACCGTAAGTACACTGATTGGTTTAATCACTTCCTCAATTAATCTCTCTTTTTGTGTTGGTGTTAGAATGAATCCACCAGAAGGTTTGACTGCACAGAATAATTGCCCATAAACAGGAGGGTCATTTTCTTCACCACCCCACACTGAAACTGACTCGATTGGTAAATTTGTAGAATTATTTTGTATCAGATATATGTAATCGTCTTTAGTTACTGCTCTTCCTTGTGCAAGATATGCTTTTGATGCTGTGAATTTAATTGAATCTATTGTTTCACGGTCAGCACCACGAGCAGCAGAAGTAATTGAGTTAACAACAGTATTCGAGAACCCGCCGACGCTTGACATGAGAACAAAAGAATTGGCACCTGTTGCGGCTGAACCGTCTGTCGTAATATACGATAAGTTTATAACATTATTATTGTCAAGTTTTTTGCCTAAAATTCCATCGCCAAAGTAGATTTGATAATTGCCATTCATACCTTCTTGCAAGAAGTATACTTTAGATGAAGGTGTTAGTTTAATAAAATCTGTAGCCAAGTTATAGGTTTCGGATGCTGCATTTGAGGATGACACTTGAACCGATACAGTCATCGTAGCAGTATCAATATTAGTGTCTGGAATTTCAAAAATTTGTTGAGGATTTGATGCAGCATCATAAACAAAGCTGTAAGATGCAGCAACACCTTGTGCTATAGTAACATCATTGAAAATTGCAGTATTAGCTGTCACGTTTACGGTTTGTGCGTCAGTCGAAACGAATGTATAGTTTACACCATCAACTGATTCGGATAAGAAAGAAGTAAATTTTGGTAAAGTCAAAGAACCTGTATTTACTTGATTAACTCTGACCTGCACAGAAGCTTTAGCAGCAACTGCTGATCTGGGAGTGTAGTTAAGTAGTTTTGCATGTGAAACTACAGAATTTCTTTGTACAGCAGAATCTAAGAACATTTCATTTGCAATCATGTTCAGATAATATGCATTATATTGCGTATTATATGAAAGCAGGTCTAATAATACAGAAAGGGCAGAAGCGTCAAAATTATAATCTTTAAGTGTATCTTGCTGCTGTAAAAAAGATTTTAAACTAGACTTGATTGAATCAAAATCTAGATTTGTTATTTGTAATCCTGAATTGGCAGAAGCCATTACCTTGTCCTCTCAAGAATTAGACTTATTTCTGTTGGCTGAACATTATTACCAATAAAAAACAGTAATCCGACACTATATGCGTTGTTGTCTGGATTTTCTGTCACAGTTACCTGAGCTAAATTTACTCTGGGTTCATGATTTTTTATTGTTTCTTCTATTTCTTTTTTGATGGTGTCAGCAGTCAGATATGACATGGGCTCAAAAAGAAGTTGCCCGATTCTGGAGCCTATGTTTGACTGAAAAGGTCTTTCAAAGTTTTTTGTAAGAAGTAAATAACGTAAAGACCTAATTACAGCCAAATCATCATAACTCAAAGCAACATCATTTTTACCAGGCGTCCTGGTAAAAGAGAAGTCTAAATCTGCGTATCTTTTTTTGAGTATCTGTACCATTTTATTATTTATCGTAGGAGTAAAATGACTTTTTCAAACTTGGAAAGTGACGCAAAAAAATTCTAGGCCGGAACGAAAATTTTCGAATTTCCTAAAACTAATTATTTGCAGTATTTGCCAAATCGTTTTTCAGTTTATCTTTTCCTATTAAATTGTTGATTAAAAATAATTGAGTGTTTCCGAGATTATTAAATTGTGTAAGACGCATAGTATCCATAACGATTGTGGTAGCATTTGCAAAGAAATTCCAGTCAGAAACTCTTCTATATTGAACAAGGTTTTTTAATGTATTAATGTGTGTATTAATGGCTAAAACTTGAGCGTTGCTTAGGTAACAATTGCCATTTGCTATGGACACCGATGTATTTAGAGTGATGTAATCCGAAGCTATAATTGTATTGTTACTGTTTAATTCATCACCAATAAACAAGGAAGTCATGCTTCCAAGCATTGGTGTAGTATTTTGTATATCATCTGTGGTTTTTAAAATTCTCAGTAAAAAATTTCCAATCGAAGTGGCTGTATCCAGACTTGGAATCGTGTCAGTATTGGAAGTCATTGTTGTTACACCAGAAATATTGTCGGTGTGCAATTTAAATTGATTCAATTCAATAATTAAGTTATTTGCGCTTACGAAAAGTGCTGCTGCATTGTCAGCAGCGAAATCGAAGGTTATCGTATTTGCGAAAAGTGCAATATTTGAAGTGTTTGCGAGTAAAGTATTATAAACATTTGATAAAGGATTTTTATAATAATTAGTCATCTGAACATTGCCATTTGCAATGTCCGACTGCATCCAAGAATCAATTCTCAGTGGTGCAGCATTTAAAAAAGCCTTAGCTTGAACGCTTAAATATTGCCCATCACCGAACTTATCGGTATCAAAATTAAATCCCAATTTACCAAAAAGACTTGTCATTTTTTCCTCATTACATTAATGGTATAGGTGTTCCGGTCATTCCCCTTGGTGCGGGGTGTATATGCGAATCATATTGTAGTCTCATCAGTTCCATTGTACCTTTTATGTCTTGTACGGACAACCCTTGAATTAACGGAGCAAAAACTGATATGGCAGAAGTAATTGGACCTAGAGTTTCAATACCTAAATTTGACGCTAGTTTAAATCCTGCCGTGACATTTTGAACAGCGGATACTGATTGTCTGGAAAGAATTGTGCCACTAACATTCAAATCACTGTTAATATTGACCGCTTCAGCGGCTTCTATATTAACTGCTCCGGTTGCACCGCCTGCGAATAAATTTATATCTTCCGCCGAAACAACTTTAATAGTTCCAGTCGAATTAATATTCGTTTTGCCTCCAACTTTCATATACGAATCACCATCGACTTGTGTATAAGAATCGCCTTGGACATTGATAACTGAATCACCGTTGACTGTTATATTACAAACACCTTTAATTAATACATTATTATTTGATGCTATAATCTCATACTTATCACCCATAACTTTCACGATTTGTTGCCCTGTGGACTGTATTTCTGTGAAAGTGCCAGTTCTATGCTGTATACGGATTCTTTCCGCACCTGGAGTGTCATCCATCTCCATAAAATGCCCAGATTCTGTGGATGCCACAACATGATTTAATGGTGGTACGGCATCCCAATCTGATGGAGGTTCAGTCCACGAGTAATCACCCGCAGGTTTTGTTGATAGATATTCTGCTTCTTGTTTTGCTTTTGATACCATTATGCAGCCCTATAGGTGGATGGGTCAAGTAATGCTTTAGCGGATTGAGCAGTTGATTGTGCATTTGCTTCTACCGTAATGGCACTTTGAACTGCTGCTGAAACATCATTGTAAAGCCCAAGTATTTGCCCCATGATGCTTTCTGTTCCTGGAGTATTAAGTGAAACTGCACTTGTTAATGCAGAATAAAGTTCAGACAAACAATTTTGCAACATGTTCAATAGTTCCACCGGGAGAGAAAGAATCCAGTTAATCATAGTTCTGATATAAGCTATATATGCTGCAATTTCCAGTATAACATTATTAACAAAATCAATAACTTGTTTGATCATTCTAGCATAAGCTCTAAGCATTTTAATTGCACTTACAACTTGTGTAACTAAAGGAGAACCAGAAGTTGAGTCGGTAACTGCTTCAATCGCTGTTCGAATTGTTTTAAAAATTTCCCAATTTTTCAGTTCTTGTAAAGCATTTTCAAATCTGATTTTGTTTGCTATATCACAAACATGTTCACGATTATTGTCTGATTTTTCAATGCCTGTACCAAAATATGTATATGCAACGGCAGGTGTCGTTGGTTTTCCTTCTTGCACTGGGCGCATTGCAGGTGTGTCTGAGTAAACAATAGGTCTTATATCTACATCAACAACTTTTCCTCTTTCAGCCGCTGTTACCGAATAAACTTGTGCATTCGCTGTAAATCCTCTTTGTTCAGCATAAGTTATATCTTTTTGTGGTATGCCAGGTGTTATCCCAATATAGATAGGAGCTTGTTTTGACATTCCATCGGAGAAAAAACCAAATACATAATCCCCAGGTTCTGGTGCCGAAAAGCTACCTTTTTGCCCAGGCGGATATATCGGTAAAGCCCACGGTAGGTCTTGAGTCGGTAATTTACTTAAATCTTCCGTATGAGTCCCGAAAATTCTTATCTTACAGCGCCCTAGATTGAGAGGATCACTTCGACTTTCGACCACACCAAACCACCAAACGAATATATCATGCCCTATGTAATTTTCAAAATTTTTCAGTTCCATTACATTTTACCTTTTATAGCGTTTTGTAGTTCGTCTATATTACTATACGTATCTACCGAAGATGCAAAGCTATCTTTCACAACTTCTAGTACAGTTTCATATCTTCTATTTGAATCTATTATGTGTCTTACGGCCGTAATCATATATCTACCTGAGTTATATTGATCAACTTCTCCGTTATTATAGCCTGTTCCATCTCCACCACGATTTGATGGTAGTAATACGTCGACTACCATGCCTACCGTTAAATTTGGATCACCAGCTAAAGATATTTTCACTCTCGAATAATGTGAGAGTGCCATTTGAGCAGTTCTGTAAGGTAAAGAATTTTCAATAAAGATATCATTAGCAACTGCCCATGGCTGATCAGAAATTCCCTTTGCTTTCTTTTGTCCCGCATTTGAAGTGACTACTTTAACAACAGATTCATAACTTTCTGTTGCTGATTTTCCTAATCTATTTTTTAAAGTTGGTGTTAAAGCGTACTTATTTAAACTTGTTGACTCATTAAAATATGTTTGATAATTGAAATCACTTGTTCTGTATGTTCTTGTTATCGGATCAATTGAAATAACTTTATTCGCAAATGCTCCTGTTGTTGTACCATATAATGAATCGAAAGTATCTAAGAAAACATATGCTTTGATGCCTATAAGATTTCTTGCTAACTCAGAATTTTGTAATCCGGAAAACTTATCGCCTAAATTTCTCGGCATATAAATGTACTTATTATATGAATTTTGTGTAAATAAATTTTGTAAAGAGAAAAAGTTAAAACCATCGGCGTTTTCATAAAATACAAAATCAGCACCTTTTTTACCTATAGGTCTTGCATATGTTGAAAGCCAATTTATAGTTTGATAAGCATTTTTGTAGGGTAAAACAAAATCATAAATTCCATCGGTTTCCTGCAAACGAATATATTTTTTGTCTATTTTTAAATCGTTTGATAAAATACTATAAACAATTTGGCTAATTTTTTGCCCTGGGCAACTTCTGCTAATTTTTATTTGTTGCGACAGAAAAAATTCTTCTGTGCAGAAATGCAAACTGTATGTTTCTGTTGAATAATTTGATAGAAGCCTTTCACTTACACGATACACACGAAAATATTTTTCAACAGATGATATATTACTTGCATTTTCAGATTTACTGAATTTTAGTTTAAGGTAGTCAAAACCTGTCATGCCAAGTCGATCAATCATATTGATAGAGTCGGTAATTAAAATACTTCCACTGCAAACACCAGTTAAAATGTCCTCATAGTATGACATTTCAACCATTAAATTCTTTATGCTTGTTTTTCCTGAAGATGTTATCAGGTAAGCTTCTTCAAGGTCATAATCTTCCGCAGTAATCAACCCACCAAGTTGAAGTGGTTTTTCTCCATAAACTGTAATCGGGTCTTTTCCCGCAACTTCAATTTTTTGAACCATTATTTAATTTCCATTAGAGACCTGAAAGCAGTTTCGAAATCACCAACATAATCTTTGTTCAGTAATTTAATTTGTCTTCGTGATTCATTTAAATTAAATTCATAATCAAACAACGTTATTGTTTTCTTTTCTATTGTGACTGTGCTTACAGTTGAATCTTTTAAGGTGTAATTTGTCACAGAAGGAGACAGAGCATTATACGCATCTTGCGTTAGATTAATAATAGTTTGTTTTTCTTCTTCACTCACTAAATTTTTAATTGTTTGTATTTTTTGATATTGATAAATTTGAGTATTTGTGTATTCGAAAGGAGTCTGATTTGCATCTTCAGCTTCTGTTTTATATTTCGAATCGATATAGCTTAAAAAGGTTACGTAGTCTAATGGCCAGTCCCACAGTGGGTCTAATAATTCATTTGAGAGTAATACAATCCAATAAAGATAAGGATCTTCATAATATTTTTCGGCAATAATTTCTGGCGTGTCACCTTCCTGAATTGCATATTCATAGAAAAGCATTGGATTGTCTCTGAGAGAATCAATCAGTCTTGCTCTAGCAACCAGATTTGTCAAAAGTATATTATTACCATTTTGATCTGGTGTTATTATTTTAGGTAATGTATTGAAATAAAACATTAATAACCTTCTTGAATCTTAGTTTTGTCAATAATTTCTATTTCTTTAAATTGCAAAGTTAATCTCGTTTGAACAGGTGAACCATCATTAAATGTTGACCAGCCGTTAGGTGCATAATCAACATTAATGTTTTCTAAAACACATTTTCCTATACGATGTACGTTACTGTTTTGAGAACCTTTATAGAAAAATTCTATACCAAAAATATCAGGAACATCTAAGAAAACGCCTTGACTAAAAACACGGTTTGGTTTTATTTCTGGAGCAGCATGGTATTTAAATTTTTTAATAATTTCTTTTACTTTTAAACTTTCTTCTTGACTGTAAGGCGTAAAAACAAAATCGAACTGAAATGTTCTGAATCCTATACCTTTAAATAAAACTTGTAATTGTGGATTTATTGCTTGCCCGATTTGTTTTAATGCAAGTTCAGGTAAATTTTGAGCACCAAACTTTTGCCCTAAAACTCCTGCTAGATAATTTCTTATGAAAGGGTCGGAACCTGCTCTATTCGCCAAAGCTTGCACAGATTCACCCTGTTTAGCTGCATCGAAATAATCTAAAAAGGAAACGCCTGCTTGAGCAAGAAAGTATGCCTTACCTAAAGACTCTGTTAAACTTATATCCTCATATGATGCATTATATGAAACATTCACAGTGTCCGGTACATATAAAGATATTGTAGTGCCTTGTTTTCTTTCGACATCCAATGAGCTTAATTGTTCAGTGACTTTCGTTACAAAACCTAAAGCTGCATTTCCAGCAGCACTTAGTCTATTCGTTTCTAATGTATTAGCTTCTTCTAAAGAAGTTGGTAAAATGGCTCTTGCATTATTGACGGCATTTACAGTTAAGTCTCCTATTGATACACCTCTAGGCTTAGTTGGGTCCGGAACAAAAATAGTAAATTTTATGACATGGCTTTTTGCCGGATTTGTTCCAACATCCCTAGGATAATTCAAATTCGATAGCTGATACTTGTTTTGGTATAGTATATTCAAAGGTCCGTTCACTACACCAGGAACGGAAATACCAGCTATATTGGTTGGGATAGATATAGGCATTGGAGTTTACTTTTTGAAGGCAATACAACTATTTATATGGCATACTCTGGCAGATTTTTACCAAAAAACCCACAAAAATATCGTGGAGACCCATCAAACATAATCTATAGATCCACTTGGGAATGTAGGGTTATGAACTGGCTGGATACCACCGAATCTATTATTGAGTGGGGTTCCGAAGAAATAGTCATACCCTACAGGTCACCTGTGGATAACCGTGTTCACCGTTATTTTCCTGATTTTTACGTGAAAGTCAAGCAAAAAGATGATACAATCAAGGTTATGATACTCGAAATTAAACCGGAAAAGCAAACAAAACCACCAGAAAAGAAAAAAAGAGTCACTAAACAGTACATTAATGAAGTTGTGACATGGGGCATCAATGAATCTAAATGGAAAGCAGCCACAGAATTTTGTCTTGATCGTGGGTGGATATTTAAAGTATTAACTGAAAAGGATTTAGGTATAAAATGATTCGATTGCATGTTTTGGCTGTACCTCATACGGCATCCACTAAAGAGTATACGGTTTGTGCATTTACGCAAAAGGTGATAAACTTTTGCAAAATGTTCAAAAATGAAGGTATGCATGTCATACATTATGGGCATGAACATTCAAACGTCGAATGTGATGAACACGTTACAGTTACCACTCAAGCTTTACTTGAAAAAGTTTATGGCATTTATGATTGGAAAAACCAAGGGCTTAGGTTTAATCAACAGGATGAAGTTTATCAAACTTTTAATGAAAATTGTATTCGTGAAATAGGAAAAAGAAAACAGAAACACGATATCATTCTTTGTTTTTTTGGGCTTGCTCAAAAGCCAGTTTGTGACGCACATCCTGATTTATTGTGTGTTGAACCAAGTATTGGCTATCCTTCGCAATTTGCTCCCTACAAAGTCTACGAATCTTATGCAGTTATGCACGGTTTACAGGGACCTAATAGGATTTCTGAGGCTGAATATAAGTTCTATGATGCTGTAATACCTTCCGGATTTGATCTTTCTGAATTTGAATTCAAAGACTGGAATCAAAAAGAAGATTACTTTTTGATGTGTGGTAGAATGGTGTGGTCAAAAGGTGTTGATATTGCCGCTCAGATCACAGAAAAAATAGGTAAAAAATTGATTCTGGCGGGTACGACTCACGGTCCGAATGATTGCAATTTAGGAAACGAATGGCCAAAACACGTTGAATATGTTGGATATGCCGACGTTGAAAAACGCAAAAAATTAATGTCTGGAGCCATGGGTTTGTTCTGCCCTACAATTTATAATGAACCTTTTGGATATGTTGCCATTGAGTCTATGTTGTCTGGCACACCAGTCATTACGGTCGATTGGGGTGCATTTACTGAAACTGTACAGCATGGTATCACTGGCTATCGCTGTAGAACCTTTGAACAGTTTGTTTGGGCAGCTAAAAATATTACCACAATTTCACCTCATGCTTGTCGTGAATGGGCATCCGAAAACTATAATTTCAAAAAAATTGGTAAAATGTATCGAGAATATTTTGAATCAATCATTAATGTTTCGAAAGGTACTGGATGGTACACCGATAACCCCGAAAGAAAAGAGCTTGAATGGTTAACAAAAACACCACCTAAAAATGTTAAAACCTTCAAAGAAATACTCAATTGGTATAATGATATGAAAGAGGGCAAGCTAAAATTTTTACAAATTGGAGCTATGGATGGGGTTTCTCACGATGAGCTGAATTCATACGTACAATGTTTTGATTGGGAAGGAGTTCTAGTTGAACCTTTGCCGGATATGTTTCAAAAATTACTTGATAATTACAGTGGAAAATATGGATTAGAATTTGAATGTTCAGCAATTACCGAAGAAGATGGTGAGGCTGAAATTAGTAGAGTGCCTCCTGATGCAAAAGATGCCCCAGATTGGGCAGAAGGTTGTTCCACTCTAGTACCTGAAAAACATATCGATTATCTGGTACCGATGATGGTAAAAGAAAAGATAAAGACCATGTCACTCAAGTCTCTAGTTGAAAAATATAAATTGCATGATGTTAATTTTGTGCAAATCGACACTGAGGGTTATGATTTTAAAATTTTCATGCAAATGGAAGGGTTGATCGATCCAGACCTAATAAAAGTTGAAATTGCACATATTACCTACACAAATGCCGTTTATATGAGATATGTTCTGGAGCAAAAAGGGTACAAGGTTTTCATCGATAATTACGATTTAATTGCTTACCGGTTCTAAGATAAATATGGCATGGCTTCTACACTTACTCAAATTGCACTCCAAAGAACGTCTCTGGAACAAGATTTTTTGTCCAGACAGGCTGTTTCATGGTTTCAGGATAGGGTAAAGGAGTTAAAATCTCCTACGGCTTTGGCACGGGAGATTGTTGCAGAAAAGGGTCGTGGCGGTAGGCTATTAATGGGTGGTTTATACCACTTTTTCTACGATCCACTAACTAAAAATAAATTAGACTATTACGATATATTTCCTTTGGTCATACCTCTTGACCGTGATAAAGAGGGCTTCATAGGGCTAAACCTTCATTATTTGCCACCGAGATATCGTGCAGCATTTTTAGATAAACTCATGGCATTTGCAATTATGAATGACCAGGATGAGCCTAAAAGACTCAGAGTTACTTATGATATTCTCAAAACAGCAAAAAATTATAGAGAATTTAAACCTTGCATCAAACGTTATTTGAACACACAAATACGTTCAAAAATAGTAACGATTAAACCTAATGAGTGGGAAACTGCATTATTTTTACCGACCGCCATTTTCAAGGGCGCAACTTCTTCAACGGTGTACAAAGAATCACTTTCAAAAATACAAGGTAGGATAATCTAATGGCAGGCTCAATCTCCGAATTCAAATCTAGCTTTAGAACTGATGTAGCTAGACCAAATAAATTTGACGTAAGTATTCCTATTCCCATTGGAATGGTGCCCTACTTAAGAACATCCAGAAATCTAAATCTTCGATGCGAGTCTGCTGAACTGCCTGGTAGATCACTTGCCACAACGACCATGAAAGTTTATGGGGTTGAAGAAAAGTTTCCATATCTTACGACATACAATGATGTCTCTTTAACTTTCATTGTTGGTGATGATATGAAAGAGAAAAAGTTTTTTGACGCATGGTTGAACTGGATTAATCCTCAGGTCAATTTTAATTTCAAGTATAAGAATGATTATTCGGTCATAGTTAGAATTAATCAATATGACGTTTCTAATAAACTGTCATATTCAGCAGATTTGCTTGAAGCATATCCAATTGCAGTAAATCCACTTTCTTTAGATTGGTCTGCCGATGGTTACCATAAACTGACGGTAACTTTTGCATTTACTCAGTGGAGAGATAACTCACTAGAGTCGATTGGTATGGAATTCTTAGAGAATACTATAGCAAACTCTCTATTTGGTGGTGATACGATTCGCACATTGGGTAATCTAGGAAAAGACCTTGTGCCACCAGAACAGGCTGCTCCTATTACAGAATCACAACCTTCTTTAATAAATTATCGTAATTAAAAAATAGTTTCATCATGGAGTTTATAAATGCCATTACCAAAAATTGATACACCGATATATGATTTAGTTTTACCTCTTTCAAAAAAGGAAATTAGATTTAGACCATTTCTCGTCAAAGAACAGAAAAATCTTTTGATGGCAATGGAGTCTGATGATAAAGAATCAATTGAGAAAAATGTCAAACAAGTTTTAATTAATTGCACATTGACTGAAGGTATCGATATCGAAAAATTACCTGTTGTTGACGTTGAATTTTACTTTTTAAATCTTCGTGCAAGATCAATCGGTGAAGTTATTGAAAACAAGTACCGTTGTGATAATGAAGTAAACGGTGAGAAATGTGGAAATATCATGGATGTCAAGATGAACATTCTTGATATTAAAGTTGAAGGCGTAAAAGAGAATGATGACATTATCGAGTTGACCGATAAAGTGTCTATCAAGCTTAGATATCCCGAGTTCTCTTTTCTCAAGAAAGTATCAAAGCTTGATGATTTGTCTGATATAGCTTTTGAAATGATTGCTGATTGTATTGAATATGTTTATGATGGTGAACAGTTTTATTATGCGAAAGAAGTGTCGAGTCAAGAGATGGTTGAATTTGTAGAATCTCTGAATCAAACACAA